TGGTGGCAGCTGTAGCAAAACCTTCTGCGACATAAATAATCTTTGGGTTTTCAATATTGCCCAATGTCCAATACTTACCGCCTGTTGCTCCACCCTTGTGATAAAGCTTAGAGCCATCGTTGGCGATATATTGAATGGTCGATAAAGTATTATCTTTATTAAATAGCGGAATAACTAAGCGCCCATCGCCTGTTACCCTTGCGCCATGAACATTAATGCCTTTTCTTTTTAAATAAGGGTGGTCAGGATGTGCGGCTGTGCAATCCTGCCAGATCTTTTCAACCGTGTTACTGACTATCTCACGCTGCTTCTTTAACTCCTCATCGCGCTTAATTTTGGCTTCTGACATGCGTCTTGTATGCGCCATTTCCTCAGCCGGTGTAAACTTTCGCCCGACATCCGCACGAAAAGTGACTTCAATACCTAAGCGCCAGTCTCCAAACCTGCCTGCCGGAATAGAATCGTTAAAAGCCACATACCAACCGGTCTTATCACCAGCTCCGCCAGATCCTTTAGTGCCTGACTTAAAGCGATGAATATTGCCATCCATATATATAGCGTCTGGTGCATCAAGGCCTGCATCAATAATGGCCTCCCTAAGTTGCTTTTCTGGTGAATCAAGGCTCTTTTCTTTAGTGCCGGTAAAAGATCCCCCGAATATATTAATCAAGTCAGCCATTGAAATACTCGCTTAATTTGGTGATGACTCTATAAGTCGGGTTAGCCTTCTCATTATCTCTAATGTCTCTAATAGTATTAAAGTGAATGCCGGTTTCTTTAGCAATGATTGAAACGCGTCTATCTTTTAATAAATCTCTTATCTGTTCAAGTGTGAGCATTGTTATTCCTTATAACGTGTGTTTTAAACATAATAACATATATTTTAATGTTGACAATTAATATTTTAATGTTATTATATATCTCAAGAGCTAACCGGATTTCCCGACCAGCTTGTAACTAGGAGCATTAAAATGGCTATTCAGCTAAAGAACACCTCAGACGTTCACACCAATGGGGTAAAAATCCTTGTCTACGGACATGCAGGCGCTGGCAAGACTACTCTTGCCACAACCATGCCTAACCCTGTCATTATATCGGCAGAAGGTGGCTTGTTATCAATTAAAGATAGCAACATACCCTATCTGGAAGTATCCAGCATGGAGGACTTAAAAGAAGCCTATTCTTGGCTAACTTCACCAGAAGGGCAAGTATTTGATTCAGTGATATTAGATAGTTTATCTGAGATTGGCGAAGTGGTGCTAATCCATGAAAAATCGCTTAATAAAGATGGCCGAGCCGCTTATGGCGAAATGGCCGCACAAATGACAGCGTTGATTCGAGCGTTCCGCGACTTGCCCGGTAAAAATGTGTTAATGACTGCCAAGGTTGAAAAAACAGCGGACGAGTCTGGCCGTCTACTTTACGCACCATCCATGCCAGGCGCAAAACTTGGGCAACAACTGCCTTACTTTTTTGATTTAGTCTTGGCGCTCAGAGTTGAAAAGGATGCCGATGGTATTGCCCAACGCGCTTTGATGTGCGATTCGGACGGCTTATGGACGGCTAAAGACAGATCAGGCAAGCTGCAAGCTTGGGAAGCACCAGATCTTGGGGAGATTATAAAATGCCTAGTTTAAAAGAATTGTCTGAAAAATGGCTCAAATGTAAAAAGTATGAGCAAATTGCAATTAACACGCGTCGAGATCTTGAGGATCAAATCTTGTCGTTAATAAACTTGCCCGATAATCTCGAAGGCGTAGCTACTGAAACGCCAGAAGGTTATTTGATTAAAATAACCGGGCGCATTACTCGAACAGTTGATAGTGACAAGGTTCAAGAAATAGCAATGGAGCATGGTCTGTCTGAGCATTTATCGACTTTATTTAAATGGACACCAAGTATTAATGCTAAGGCATGGAAAACCACATCAAAAGAAATAACAAACATTCTAGCGGATGCGATTACAGCCAAACCTGCTAGAGCCACTTTTAAAATTACCCAGGAATAATATTATGTCATTTTTAGATACTACATTTAACGTAAACGATTTGCCAGCTTCACAAAACACAGGTGAATTTACGCCATTGCCCGAAGGTTGGTACGATGCCAATATTGCGGGTGCTGAGTTAAAAACCACCAAGGCAGGAAATGGACAATACATTTCTATCCAATATTCAATCATTGGGCCAACGCATCAAGGTCGTGTTGTTTTTGGTAATTTGAACATCCGTAACCCAAACCCCAAAGCCGAAGAAATTGGCCGTCAACAACTCGGTGATTTGATGCGTGCAATAGGCTTGGCTTCTGTGTCAGATACAGATCAGTTAATTGGTGGCATGTTGTCCATTAAATTAAAAATTAGAAAGTCTGAGCAGTATGGCGACTCTAACGACATTTCAAGTTACAAAGCCTTAACAGGTGGCGTGCCTGTCATGCCTAAAAAAGAAGCCTCATCAGCGGATAAATCACCCCCTTGGGCTAAGTAATAACAAACCCTAGCGCAAGGACGCGCTTTTATTTCAGGACATAACATGACAATTCAAGATCAAATAAATCAATCCCACCAGGATAGACAAGAAAAGCCCCGCCCCCATTTAGGCTGTAGCATGTTGGGTCATGCTTGTGATCGTTGGCTGTGGCTATCATTTCGGTGGGCAGTTATCGAGAAATTTGACGGGCGTATATTAAGACTGTTTAGACGTGGACAGCTTGAGGAGCAGACTGTTGTTCAAGATCTCAGAGCAATAGGTATTGATGTTAGTAATACATCCACCAATCAGAGCCGTGTCAGTTTTGGCTCGCATGTGTCTGGCTCAATAGACGGGATCTTAAATAACTCCATCCTTGAGATTAAAACACATGCGTTAAAATCATTTGATGATTTAGTAAAGAATGGCGTTAAAAAATCTAAGCCGCTTCATTTTGACCAAATGCAAGTTTATATGTTGGGATCTAAACTAAATAAAGCTCTCTACTATGCTGTGTGTAAAAATGATGACCGTATTTACACCGAAGAAGTTGACCTGGATAAGGATAAGGCGGAGCGGTTAGTTAATCGTGGGCAATACATCGCTTTAACTGACGATATGCCTGCGCCTTTAAGCGAGGATGCGTCTTGGTATGAGTGTAAATTCTGCCCATCCCATGAGTTTTGTTTTAAGTCTAAAACCACCAAAGAAGTAAATTGTCGAACTTGCGCCCATGCCACCGCTTTAGCTGATAACACTTGGAAATGTGAACGGCATAATGCGGAAAACATCCCTTATGAGTTTCAATTACAAGGCTGTCAAGATCATGTATTGCATCCTGAATTAGTGCCTTATAAGCGCCTACCTTCAACCAGTGAACACGAAGCGATTTATGAAATTGACGGTGTGCCGGTAAGAAATGGAAGCCCCGATGCTTTTGTTTATTCAAGCAAAGAAATATTGGCTAATCCATTGGCGTGCGCTCATCCTGATAACACCATTGAACTTTTACGCGATAGCTTTGGCGCAAGGATAATCAAATGTTAAGAGAATACCAGCAACGAGCCATCGATGAATTATACGAATGGTTTAAAAGAAATGACAAAGGCAACCCTTGTCTAGTGCTTCCAACCGGATCAGGTAAAAGCCATATTGTTGCGGCTCTTTGCAAAGATGCTTTGCAGTCATGGCCGGAAACTCAAATATTAATGCTGACGCACGTCAAAGAGTTAATCTCTCAGAACGCTGAGAAAATGCGCCAGCATTGGCCGGGTGCGCCTATGGGCATCTATTCAGCCAGTTTAAATAAAAAACAGCTTGGTGAGCCGATTACGTTTGCGGGTATTCAATCAATTAGAACTAAGTCAGCACAGCTCGGACATATAGACTTAATCATTATTGATGAGTGTCATTTGGTAGGGCATAAGGACGAAGGCGGCTATAGAACGCTATTGGCTGAACTGTTAGCCATTAATCCAAAGTTAAGAGTCATTGGCTTAACTGCCACACCATTCCGCCTTAATCATGGCTATATTACGGACAAACCCGCTATTTTTGACGCTTTGATCGAACCCGTCAGTATTGAAGAACTAATTTATAAGGGTTACTTGGCAACCTTAAAGTCTAAATTAACATCCATTAAACTGGATATTTCAGGCGTGCATAAGAGGGGCGGTGAATATATTGATTCAGAGTTACAAGCCGCTGTTGATACGGATGATAAAAACAACCAAGTCGTTGAGGATGTCATCTCATGGGCAGGCGATAGAAAAGCCTGGTTATTCTTTTGCGCAGGTGTGCAGCACGCCCACCATATTAAAGATGTTTTGTTGTCTCATGGGATTATGGCCGATTGTGTGACAGGTGAAACGCCAAAGAAAGAACGTGACAGGATCATTAATGATTTCAAAGATGGCAAGATTCAGGCTTTGACTAACGCGAATATCTTAACGACTGGTTTTGATTTCCCAGACATTGATTTGATTGCTATGTTACGACCTACGATGTCACCAGGGTTATACGTTCAAATGGCGGGACGTGGATTGCGCCCCAAGTCGCACACGGATCATTGTTTGATTTTAGATTTTGCGGGCGTAGTGGAAGCGCATGGGCCAATAACCAATGTTAAACCACCTAACAAAAAGGAGAAAGGCGACGGAGAAGCACCTGTAAAGGTCTGTGATGAGTGCCAAGAGCTGGTACATATCTCAGTTATGGTGTGTCCGTCTTGCGGCTTTGAGTTTCCTGCCAAAGAAGCGCCAGACTTATCGCTCAGAAATGACGATATTATGGGAATAGAATGCAAAGAAATGGCGGTTACGGCATGGAATTGGAGAAAGCATACATCTAGGACTTCGGGAAAAGAAATGCTAGCTGTGACGTATTACGGAGCGTTATCCGATGAGCCAGTTACAGAATATTTGTGTGTTTTGCATGAAGGTTATGCAGGGGATAGGGCAAGGTATTTATTTCAAAATATTTTTGATAAAGCTAAGTGTTTAAGGTCTCATTCATTAACTGGCGCTTTAGATGAAACCCGCACAAAAATAATAGATGGCTTAGATTATGAGGCTCATAAAATGCAAAAATCAAACCCCCCAAAATCAATCGATTATCACAAAGACGGCAAATTTTTTAGAGTATTAGACAGGAGCTGGAATGACTGAGAAAATCCCATCCGAGCATTATGAGCAGGCTTTATTTGTGCAATGGTTTAGACGATCATACCCTGGCGTGCTTATTCACTCAATCCCAAATGGCGGGGCAAGAAGCCCCTCAACCGCCATTGCTTTAAAAGTTGAGGGAACTGTAAAAGGCATCCCGGATCTTTTTATTCCAGCTTGGCATGTCTGGGTAGAAATGAAACGTATTAAAGGCGGTGCATTAAGCAAAGATCAGAAGGAAATGATTATTTATTTACAAAGCGTTGGTTATCAAGTCATTGTTGGTAAAGGTTTTTTACACGCTAAAGAACAAATAGAACAATTAAATATTAAAAATTAATATTATTTTGTTGACATGACAATAAACAATCATTAAACTGTGTACCAAGTTAAGAGAAAAGCTTAACAACTTAACCGGAAAATTTAGCATGAAAATCAAAATATTAAAATCAGAGTTTTACTCTTTTGATGACTGCGATATGTTCGCAGGATCTTTTAAGAATAATGGATGGATTACAACCATTCAAATCCTTGAAGATCATCAAGGGCAAATTGTTCATGGAAATAGAACAACCGTCATTATGGGCGATGCCGGTAAAGTTTACGAACTTGTAAACTCTAAATACTCAGAACAACCAGAGTTAAAATTTGCCAAGTTTCTTGGCGACGATGCTCTGTCACTAGAAATAGTGTCAGACGCGTTAAACCTCACTCAACACAACGCAACACCAGAGCAAGGCTGTGTTGAGCCTATCAATAAAGCCGCAGTTCAATCTGCATTAACTTTTGACACTATCCGAAGTGTTGAAGAAATAAAAGTTAGAGCAGATTTTTTAGTAAGCATTTGCAAGGAAGCAAATGTATCAAAAG